TCACAGTAGACCATGAACTTGCGCTCCCAGAGGGAACGATAAACGATATTTGTGGGGTCTCCCTTATACTTTCTAGGATACGACGGTGAATATTTACCCTTATATGCCATCTAAATAATAATAACAGAATCATATTAGGTATTTAGAGTGGTAAGACCTCGCAGAATATCAGACTTCAAACCAACCTTCACCAATCTCGCACAGACATCTCATTACCAGGTGATGTTCGCTGGTCTTCCTCGTCTGTTGAGACAGCACCTCAAAGTCAGAGGTCTCAATGGAAGATTTCTTGCAGAGACTGCTGGATTACTTTGTAATAGTGCGGTTCTTCCCGGCAGCAGACTTGCCACGGCAGATATCATTGGTAATCATATGGGTGTGTCTGAAAAGATGGCACATACAAGAATATTCACTCAAATTCAACTTGAATTCTATGTTGACAGTGAATACAATACTTTGAAGTTCCTTGAGCACTGGATGGAATTCATCGCTAATGGTTCAACATCTAGAGTAAATCGTCAATCAAATAAAGATTATTATTTTAGAATGGAATACCCTCATGATTATAAGTGCGATGAAACAAAGATTTTCAAATTTGACAGAGACTATAACAAGGAGATAGAATATAAATTTATTGGATTGTTTCCAATTGATTTAACTTCCACTCAAGTAAGATATGAACAATCTGAAGTATTGAAAGCAACTGCTACATTCAGTTTTGATAGGTATCTTATGGGTAAATATGATAGTTTCTCTGTAGCTAAAGGTAGATCTGGAAATAGGGAACCAGACAAGATAGGGAAAGATTATCTTGATGCAGATCAAGTTCTTAATCGTCAAAGAGAATTTGAAGGGGAACTTGAAAGAACATCAACCACCGAAATGTTGGGCACGACTAGAGAGGGTCTGGATGGAGCAGGAACTATTAGGGATAGTAATGATGTTGATACATTAATCAAGAGCGTAATAGGATAAACAATCCTTGATATAGGGTAATAAATAATCATACTGAATAACATATCATGCCATTACCAAAGATTTCTACACCGACATATGAGTTGGTATTGCCTTCGTCTGGAAAGAAAATCAAGTACAGACCCTTCCTAGTTCGTGAGGAGAAGGTTCTTATTATCGCTATGGAGAGTGAGGATGAGAAGCAAATTGCTACAGCAGTAAAAGATGTAATCAAAGATTGTATCGTCACCCGTGGTGTAAAGGTAGATGATCTCGCCACATTTGATATTGAATATCTATTCCTCAATATCAGAGGTAAGTCTGTTGGAGAGGATGTAGAAGTTCTTGTAACTTGCCCTGATGATGGAGAGACACAGGTTCCCACTGTAATCAATCTTGATGACATCAAAGTTCAGATGGGTAAAGATCACTCCAAAGATATTGTTCTTGATGCTGATTTGACTTTGAGAATGAAGTATCCATCAATGACTGAATTTGTAAAAAACAATTTTAGTGGTGAGGAGATTACTGTAGAGGGAACATTTGATCTTATTTCTTCATGTATTGAACAAGTATTCAATGAAGAAGAATCCTGGTCTGCGTCTGACTGTACCAAAAAGGAAATGAATGAGTTTCTTGAGCAATTAAGTTCTAAACAATTCAAAGAGATTGAAAAGTTCTTTGAAACGATGCCCAAGTTGTCTCATACAGTCAAGGTTAAAAATCCAAATACTGGGGTTGATAATGAAATCCTTTTGGAGGGATTGAACGCTTTTTTCGCGTGAGTATGGCTCATGAAGACCTTGAGTCATACTTCAAAACAAATTTTGCCTTGATTCAGCATCATAAATACTCATTAACAGAGATTGAAAACATGATACCGTGGGAGAGAGAAGTCTATCTCACATTCTTAACACAATACATTGAAGAAGAAAATCTCAAAGCACAACAATCTGGACTAAATGGCTGAGTTATCATCGCCAATACTGGGAATGAGAGTTAGGAGGAATAATATTCCTGCTAGCAATTTTATGGGTCGTGCTCAGGAGCAAGTTCCTCAACAAGATCCTCAGACTGTTCTTGCTTTGACAAGAAACCAAATGGCACTTCAGAGTGTCAACAATAGTCTTAATGGTATAACGGGTCAGATTGCAACCCTAAGTGCTTCACTTCAGACAATATCTACACAGATTACACAGTCGAGCGGACTTGAACAAGCAAAACAAAATGAAGAAAATAGACAGCAGCGTGCACTGGCAGAACAACAGTTAAGAGAGGGAAAGGAAGGTTTATTTGAAAGTAAACTACAGAAAGCACTTGTAAGACCACTTCAAAAAGTTGGTGGTGCTGCCCGTAAATCACTGTTTAACTTGGGTAGATTTTTTAATATCTTATTGATAGGGACTTTAGCGAATCGCATATTAACAGTTGTAGGTAATTTATCAAAAGAAGGAAAATTAAATCTCAACAATTTATTTGAACAAGTCAAAACTGATTTGGGAATTATAGGTGGAATATTTGTAGGAATCAACGGTGGATTTGGAATTGCTTTATCACTTTTAGGGAGACTAACGACAACATTAGGTGGATTTGCTATAAGAAATCTTCTTTTAAGACCAATAAATCTTGCCTTCGCATTAGCAGGTCAAGTTTTAACTAATCTTGCTAATAATGTAAGAAACGTACCAAAACCTCCAGGCGGGGCACCACCCCCACCACCAGGTAGAAATAACAACAATAACAACAATAGAAATAATAGAAATAATAGAAATAATAGAAATAATAGAAATACTACCGGCGGTAGTCGGATGCGTGGAAATTTATTGCGTGGTCTAAGAGGTGGTATTTTTTCTGGAGCATTTAATTTTGCTATGGGTGGTAATCTCCAGGATACAATTGTTGGAAGTAGTGCTGCTGCATTAGGATTTTCTATAGGTGGTTTGCCAGGATTTGCTGCTGGTCTTGGTTTAAGTTTTCTTGCGCCAAGTTTCGTAAGATCTAACTTTGGAACCATCTTACCCTTCGGTGATGCCACCATGAAGGATATTGCAGGGTTTGATCTTACAGAAGCTATAATGGGTTCTACTAAGACTGAAAAACAATTGGAGCAGGAGCAGCAGAGAGCTAATAATATTGTAATCAATAATACTGGTGGACAACAACAACCAGAAGAAGTTCAATCATCAGCAGGATCTGGAACGGCTAACAACTTAATTTTTGTGCCTCCAGGTAACCCCAATAATCCTTACATGCTGCATTCTATAATTCAATATAATGTTGGTGGAGGTGCTATCTGATGGCATATGCATATAACTCCGGCAGAAGTTTAACTGGTATTAGGGAGTCTTTGGATAGACTTCAACAAAGTGTTTTTTCTACAAGAAAGTCTGCAGAGTCGGTATCAAAATCTCTAAAAGAGAGTAATGTAGCGAAGAGACGAAATATTACTAGTAGTGCTAAATTCTTCAAAATGAGACGTGAGTCTATTAGGAGAAAAGAAAGAGAAGCACTTGTGGAAGCATCATCACCTATGGGTGCGATTAAAAGAACATCTCAAAGTGCGGTGAGGAGCACTAGAGGATTTCTTGGGAGAATTATGGATTTCCTTGGTAGTATTTTGATTGGTTGGGCGGTTGTAAATCTACCTAAAATAATAAAAGCTGCTGAAGGTTTATACAAGAGACTTCAAGAATATGGTGCAATTCTCAGAGAATTTATCGGAGGAGTCAACGATTTACTCACTGGTTTCAATACAGGTATAACTGGTATATACAATGGAATAAAAAATATGAATTTTGAAACCATTCAAACTTCATGGGATAACTCTATGAGGCAAATGAATGAAGGGTTGAGCAGAATAAATCAATCCACGGAAAAAGGTCTTGATATGTTGCGTGGAGATGCTAATTCACTTCTTGAAAAATTAGGATTTGATGTGAGTGATTTTAATATTAATTTGGGAGAAAATAGAAATGTGGTTTATAATGAGGAAGGTGATCCTGGTTTTATTAATCCCGATACAGGACGGTTCGTTCCTATTCCTCCAGAATCTGAAAGCACTGAAGAGACACAAGGCACTCCAGATCCTCAAGGCACTCCAGATCCTCAAA